AATTGGTTATAACCCATATATCGCTAGGAAAAAAAATTGATTCAGAGGATACCCTTAAGATTCAAGCTAATACTTGGGCAGAAGAGAACTTTTCGGAAAATCACGACCCTGAAATACTTAGAGATTGTTTTAAAGAATTCCGAGCTAAGGGAAAGTTTATGCCTAAACCCAGAGAGATTAAAGAAATTTGGATGGCTCTTAAGGAAAGAAACTCTTCAGACTGCTATAAATTACCCTATGATGAGCCTGCAATGTCGTGGGAACAACAATGTTGGCTTTTCGCTGACAAGTACCCCCCAGAACATCCACAACACAAGAAGTACCTTAAAATGGCTAAAGAGCCAGAACCAAAACACGATATTCAAGAAATAATAAAGCGACTAACCAAAAAAAGGACTAGATAATGGAAAATTCAACTGCTTTTCTAATGGGTTTAATGATTGGCTTTTCAATAAACCAAGTGAGAGTATGGAGAGTAAAGGACAGATTAAAGAAAATTGCAGAATTTGAAAAAATGTCTTGATGTTTATATATTAATTATATAATATTTATATACAACGAAGGAGAGAGCAAAATGACTAGAGAAGAGTTTATAGGAAAGTTTAATATTGGGGACAAAGTTAGGCATGGCGAATGGTCAAAAGATTCTTGGGTTATAGTGTTATACCTCGGAACAAATGCTTTTTTTTGTGTAGATAACCAAAAAAATGAGATGCACTGTTTCTATTGCTGGCCTTGGGAACTCTACATAGAACCTAAGAAAACAGTTGAGAAATACTTACACAGATACAGAACTACTAAAGAATGGCGCCTTTCAGACATCTACAGAACTCCAGAAGAAGCAGAAGCAGATTTTCATAACTGTGATTATATGCTAGCAGAAGGTTTATCCCCTATAGAGGTTGAAGAATGAAAGAACTGACAGAAAAACAAGCCATAGAGCTTGCAGAAAGTAAAGTATGGAAAAAATGGACACCAAATGAAGTTGTGAAGTTTCAACTTTTTCAAGAAAAGCTTTGCATGGATTTTTCTCATTTTCATATGTGTTTAGAAAAAGAACTTGGAAGGGCTGTATTTACCCATGAATTAGGATTTGTAGATAATATTAGAAAAGAGTTTTTAGGAGAAGAGAAAGCTCCGTCTTTTGAAGAAATAGTAAATCTAATTCCTGAACATAAAAGACTCCTAATACTAGGAAAATTAAATGACTAACAATAAAGAAGAGTTAATAAACATGAAAATCCACTCTTTCAAAGAGGTATCGGTTGGACCAACCATATATATTGTTTGTCGCGTTCCTGGTGGATTAATTTATAGTAATTACAAAATAAAAACTGAAACCTTTGTACCCTTGGAGGAATAAATGTCAGAAGAGTTAGAAAAACAACTAAGAGTCCTTAAGACTCATAACGAAGACCAGGAAAAAGAAATAGTAAGACTCACTAGAGAAAATAAGGTACTTAACGAGGAATTAGAGGGGTGTATTGGGACTAAATTATTTTGGTATGACCAAGCAAAAAGTAACCTTAAAGAAACGAAGACCTTAAGAGAAAACTTTGATAGTGCTATGAAAATATTAGAGAATGTTAGAAACTGGCAAGCATGCCCAGAGGAATACGAAAAAGAAATAAACAAACTCATGAAGGTTAACAAATGATTAACGAAACCGAGTGGAAAAAAAAGCTTTTTATGGTTCTGATGTTTGGAATTATGTAAACAGTAGGATAATATGATGTTTCCGAAAAAAGAGATAATAAGAGATAAAAAACTAGTTAAGGAATATTTTGAATTATATCCATATTGTCAAATAGGAAAAGGTTGTGAATTTTTTTTAGACCCTCCCCACCATATCGTTTTTAAATCCCAAGGCGGAGGTGATGAACACAACAATCTTATAACCCTATGTAGAAAACACCATGACCACGCGCACGGTAAGAGATTTCCAAAAATAACAAAAAAACAACTAAGAAAAATCAAGGAGGCAACATGATTTTCACAAAAAAAACACTAATTAACATTATTCGAGACGCCATTTATTTTGAAGACGAAAAGAAGGAGGTTTCTTTAAAAAGCGAAGTTATCAAACTTAAAGACGAGGTGGCAGAACTCAAGCTTCAAAAGAAGCTTGAAGAAAAAGAAATCAAACATCTTGTTAAAATGAAACAAGAAAAAGACCAATTAGAATTAGACAAAAAACTAGTAGTCATGCAAAGGGACTACCAAGAGAAAGAGCGAGAACTTGAAAGACAATACCATGAGAAACAAATGGAGCTAATCAAAGAAGGAAAGGTTGAATTAAAAGCAGTTTATGACAAACTCTCTGAAGCCCTTCCCAATGTAAATATGAAAATAACCGAGAAAAGATAATGGCTATGGCTAGCTTAGGTTTTAATGCTGATATTTTAACTCGCTCTCTTAATGAACAAAGGTGTAGACAAAGAGGCGCGCAGGCGATGGGGAACGCTTTTCAAGCTGAAGTTTTAGGTAGTCTTGGCGGCCATATGGAGGCTGCTGCTCCAAGACAATATAATTGGTACGATGAAAAAACAGTACACCAACCTACAATTAAAACAGCTTCAGAAAAAACCTTTTTAGATTCACTTAGACAGGAGATTAACGAATGGATTACCGATACTATTTAATACTAATATTCTTACTTGGTTGTGCTATTAAGGAAGAAAACCCACTAACTCCGCATACCCATGAAGGAGAGCAAGTAGAACCATTAGCCATAAAAGGAACCTATAAAAAAGATTCCACACAGGTACATATTTTTAGTAAAAATGAGTATAGCATAGAGCTCTATTCTGATACATGCCTAATAAACATCCAAACTTATTCTTATACAACTCAAAGTAATCTACTCCTTTTAGAAGACTTAAGAATCAAAAATATTACAAACTGTACTCTTGATACAGCACAGTACATTAATAGACCTGGTTACAAAGTCTTAGAATTCATACAGCTTGAAGAAAGATTAATCCTAGTAGATAAAGACCTTATATTGGAATTGGAAAATAAATAAATAAAAGCTTGGATTTATATAATAGTTATATATATTTTATATATTAACAAACAACAACAAGGAGTTAAGATGTTTAAAGAATTACTTGAAGGAATGGAACGAGACATGGAAGAAAGAGGGTCGCGCAGCGGGAAGGATGAGCCAGTAAGCATGAGCAAAGAGGAACAATTAGAAATGATTTCTGATTTAATCGGTGGCTTGAAAGAACCTTTATTTAAAGAAGGGGATGTGATAACACAGAAAAACGTTGGAGGTAAAACAAGATATAGATGTCCCGCTATTGGCTCGCCAGCTGTTGTATTGAAAGTTTTTCCACCCTCATTTAAACCAAGTGAAAAAGGTGATAATCTAATTGCAGAAGATATGAGAATTGCAGTTGTTACAGCCAATAACTTTGTTCAATTTTACGAAGTTGAAAGTGTTTGTTTCGATTATTACAACAAATAAATAAAAATCAGTGTCCAGAGTGGGGTGCTTACTTTTAACTAGGTGAATCTGTTGTAAGTATCGGGGGGGAAACCCCCTACACTGTATTTAAGGGAGAGAGAAATGAGTGAATATTTTAAAGGTGTAATATGGAATAACGATGGAGTCGATTCATGGGGTTTAACAGAAAAAGGTAAGGATTTACTTCAAAGAGTATTAGAGAGAGAAGAAAAAGGAGAAGAAGGCCCTCCTTTTTTATCAGCTGGAGAATGTCAAGAATTTGACGCAATAGAAAAAACCCTTAACGAAGAACAATTAGAAGTACTTGATTTTTGGAAAAGCAAAGCTTGGAAAGAAGAAAAGAAGCAATTGGAATTATCTGAAGACCCAGAAATTAGAGATGGAATTCAATTAAGATTTAAAACTAAACAAGAAATTAAAGACATAAAAGCTAAGAAACTCATGGAGCTAAGAGCTAAGTGTAAACATACGAATACTATTTCTAATTACGCTTTAGACATATCAAGAAAATATGTTGCAAAAACAATCAAAGAAGAAACAAACTTCTGCCCTAAATGCGGCACACAACTAAAGGAGATAGACTAGAATGGAATTTGATTACAGAATTGTTTACAATAAAGAATCAATGTCTCATGATATTATTGGGGTTGCTCCCATTTTTAAAATTAAAAAAGATTTAGGAGATGTTTTTGATTATGAGCAACCCCTAGAAATTATTTCGGAAGCAAAAAAAACAATAAAAGAAGCGCTTATTCAAGAAATGAAAGATTGGTTAGAGGAGTTATAGAATGGAATTAGAGTTTAGAGCATGGTATGAAGGTAAAATGTATCAGAATGTAGGAATAAAACCTTTTTCAATACTCCTTTATGATTGGGAAGCATTAGGAAATAAACTAGCAATGCCAAAACTTATCGAAGAGGTAGGCAGAGATTTAGATATAAAAACAATGCAATACACAAACCGTAAGGATAAGAACGACAAGAAAATATTTAAGGATGATTTTATTCAAAACCCTTGGAAAAGCTGTAGTGGAAAGGAAATAGGACGCACATGGGTTGTGAAGTTTGGAGAGCATTCTTTTGATGACCAATATGGAGGGATTTCAAGTGCTTGGGGGTTTTATGCGAAAGAGATTAATAAAATATATCCAGAGCGAAGACCTTTAAACACTCTTCCAAGTGATGATGGGATAATACAAATAGGCAACATTCATGAAGATAAGCATTTAATTAAGGAAATAATATGAAAACTTTTTTAAAGAAATACTGGATTCCTATTTTTTGCGGAATCGCATTAACTTTTTGTGTGAGCAATATGCTTCAAAGCATAAGCAGAGCTTTTGAGAGGGTAGAGAATAGAAAACTGATAAAATTACAATGTATAGAATCGGGGAAAACAGAAAGACAATGTGAAATAGAAAAATTAAGAGCTAAACAATAAAGGAATAACAATATGATTATAAAATATTTTAAATACGAACATTTACCTGAAAAACTTCAGGAGGTTTCAAAACCCATTTGCGTATTAGCCCAAGAAATGGACCACGTATTGCCAGATTGTGCAGAGAAATCGGCTGGATTAAGAAAGCTTTTAGAAGCAAAAGATTGTTTTGTAAGGGCTTCTTTGAATTAAACAACTAAAGGAATAGTATATAGAGCAGTGGTGAGTTTGCATACTTATGTGTAATCCACCTTCCGGAAGGCAACATGGGTGTCAGTAATAAAACGGATTTTAGCTTGCTGCCTGCTCTATACACTTTCACATAAGAGAGAGAGGATAATAATGCCCTGCATACAAGAGAATAATTCATTTTACTGTTTCCGAACGCCTAGTCAAGCTAAAATTAGAGTGAAGAGTAAAGTTTGTGAGGGGTTTTGTGATTTAAGTAAAGAGGAGTTTGAAAAGTTAGCGCCCAAGGCTAAGGTTGTAATTTACGAAGAGGGCGCAGGGATTTGGGGTGATTACGAGGGCTCTTGGAGAAGAGTATTTCTTAAATCTCATATTGTACACTCGGAAACAATACAGGAATATTTAAAAAGAATAGTCAAAGAGGCTAAACAATTAGAAAGGAAAGAACAGTGAGCACACTAAATTTTTATATGGATGGCGAAAATTATTTATTTAAAAATAAACGCGATGGGCTAGAAATACACCACTCATCAAACTACTACAATGTTGATAGGGTTAAAGAAAAATTCTTAAATTCTATGATAGACATGGATGACTGGAAGCACAGCTGGCACATAAAAGGCACTATTTACAATGTGGAAAAAAGGAATGAATACAGAAAAATTATTCTCGATAAAATAGAAATTAGAAAATTACAACTTGAAAATTTAAACTTTGCTTTAAAAATAATAGGGAAAAAACCTAAAAGAGAGTGGGAATATATTAAGGACACAGGGGACAAAGAATAGATGAGTAAAACTAGAGAAGATAAAATACTCAAGTTTATAGAGTTATGGGGTTCCTTAACTATGTATGAAAAAATAGAAGTTCAAGAAGCTTTATTGAAAGGCCCTATTAATGAGATTTATTACACATTCGTTTTAGATGTTTTATATCAAGATGTCGACAAAGCACTAGAGGCATTAAGAAAGGAGATCACCCCATGATAACAGAAGAGAGAATAGTAGATATAATGAGTAGCCCAAAATGGTTGTATTCTGATTGGTCTGGTAAACTTCATATCAGAAAGCAAGACTTCCCTAAAATAGCTAAAGCAATTATAAAGGAATATGAGAATGATTAAATGTGAATTAGAAGGTAAAACAACTTCAATAATTTGGGCTAGAGAAAACTATTCTGAATTAAAAGGTGAAGTAGAGCCCATATCACTCAGGTTTAAAAAGAAAAGGGGCGGAACAATCAAGATTAAAGGCATAAAAGAACCCAAGTTTAAACCATTTAAAGAAGGGCTTAAAGAACTTAAGAGGAAAATGAAATGACTAGAACACATCTTGAAAAAGCACTAACCAAGCATAAGAAATACTTAGAACTTCAAGAAGAGTTAGAAAAAAATAAATGCTTTATCTCTCATTGTCACGCCATCTGTGATGGAGAAACTTTACGAGCTTCATTAAGTGAGAACGGTGAATTCACTCTTAGTAAAGGAGAGGAAAGCCTAACCCTCCACATAAACGATTTTGAAACCTTACAAAACTTCTTAGACAACATTAAAACAAAGGAATACGATGACTAACCTAGACAAAGCTAAAGAACTACTCTTCAAAAAAATGGAATGTTCACACGGGATTAATAAAGACTGGTGCACTTCAGTTAATTTTGATATGCATGGAATATCTTTTGTTGTTGGTGGACGAGTATTGTCAATCGCACAAAATGACCTGATAAAACTTAAACTACTAGTAGACTACTGGTTCAAAGAAGAAGAATGATTGATATATACCCTGAAGATGGTTTGGAATCTCTACTTAATTGGAATGAAAAAGCTATTAAGTTAAAAAGAGAAATAGAAGTTAAACAAAAACAAAAAGAATCAACACTAGAAGAGCGAATAAATGGAATTATGTACAGGTTATTGTAGAAGATGCAAAACAAAATACACCCAAAACCAATTCTGGTTTGGATTAACACCCATCCCAACTAATACAAGCTGCCAATGTTGGGAAACTCCAGAAGAATTAACAAACACAGAAACTAAATAGACTTTTTCTCTCCCCCCTACAGAGCCCGGTTCTTAATTGAGCTGGGCTTTTTCAATTTGACTTATATTGAATAAATATATAGATTCTATATAATGAGCAAAGATTCTAACACAACAACAATTGAGAATAAGGCTAATGAGATAAGTAAAAGGCCCAGTACTAACTGGAATGAAAAACTAGACAAAGCAATAGAAAATGAAGTGTCATTTATTAATGATACTATTGAATGTTGGCTAGAAATAAACCCAAATGGAACGGTTGATTTTCCTTATGGATACTCACCTAAACCAAATGAAAAGATTGCTAGGATTAAAAGCTAATGATTGAAGCAAAAATGACCATTGAAGAAATGCTGAAGTACTCATGCAATAAATGTGGAGGACTAATAACAAGAGATATTAAAGAACATAGAAAAAAATGCACTTCAACACTTATTCAAGACTTCGCTAATAAAATAGCAGACGAAATTGATAAAAACATTTTAGACGAAGTATACAAAGAGACTACTAAATAATGGAAACCATAACCATCAAAGAAGCCAAAAGGTTTTTAACTGAAAAAGGTTATCCAACTGAAAACCTCTTACCTCTAGATATAATTCAAATGTACACCTGTTTTATCGCTGAACTACCTAAACCAGAGAAACCAATCATAGGCGACTTATGGAGAGATGAATATGAAATTAAAACCTATAACGGAATGGAGTGGGTTTAATGGCTTATAGTAAAGCAGCTTGGAAAAGAGCTAGGGTAGACTATGAAAGCGGTAAATTTAAGAGTGTTGAAGACTTATCCAAAAAGCATACGATATCAGTACCTTCAATAAAAACTAAAATAAGTAAAGAAGGTTGGGTTAAGGGAAGTCTTGCTAAAAAGGTTGAAGAACAGATAGAAGAAAATACTATTCAGAAACTAGCTAGGCTCGGAATGCCTGAAGACAAAATATTAATGGTATTGGTTGAAGGGCTAGAAGCAACCTTTGAAAAGTGGAAAAAGAATCCAAATGCAAAAGAAGGTGAACCCAAATTTGATTTAGAGATTTATGCAGACCATCAGGCTAGAGCCAAATACTTAGACATTTGCAATAAAATGACAGCTAAATACACTCCACAAGAAGTTAAACACTCTGGAGAAATATCAATTGCTGACCAAATTAAACAGAAATGGAATAAGTAATTTGGATGATGGCGCATTTATAACGGAAAACTATTTCCAAAATCCGGTTGGTTATGCTTACGATGTACTCGGAATAAAAAACCTAGAAGACTGGCAAAAAGAAATGCTAGAGAACTTGGTTGATAATAAAAGAATTGCTGTTGCTTCTGGGCATGGAATCGGTAAAACATTTGAAATAGCTGTTATTATTCATTGGTTTATGTCAACCAGGCCAGAACCTCAAGTCGTTGTTACTGCAAACACCAAATCCCAATTAGATACTAAAACCTGGAGAGAGCTATCTAAAATAAATAATATGGCCCTCAATAAGAGTTGGTATGAGAAAATAGCAACTAAGTTTTATATGAAAAGCGCCCCTGATACTTGGTTTGCTTCTGCTATTCCATGGAGCGAAAAGAATCCTGAAGCCTTTGCGGGAACTCATGAAGACCATGTACTTTATTTATTTGATGAGGCAAGCGCCATTTCTGATAACATTTGGGAAACTTCAGAGGGTGCAATGACCACAGCTGGAGCTCGTTGGGTTGCCTTTGGGAATCCCACTAGAAATACTGGAAGGTTTAAAGAATGTTGGGGGAAGCTTGCACATAGATGGAAAACAATGCAGGTTGATTCGAGAGACGTTTCTATTTCGGATAAGGGTCAAATAAAAGAATGGATTGAGGACTATGGGGAAGATTCGGATTTCTGCAGAATTAGGATAAAAGGACAATTCCCAAGGGCAGGTTCAAACCAATTGATATCTTCTGAAGTTGTAGAGGATTGCTTTTTGTATGAGGCTTTAGGTTATGAACAGTTTCCAATTATATTCGGTGTTGATATCGCAAGGTTTGGGGATGACCAAAATGCTTTAGCTGTTAGGCAGGGTAGAAAGGTTGAACCAATTCAAACCTGGCGAGGTGTTGACACGATGGTGACAGCGGGAAAGATTGTTGAATTTTATGAAGAGCGCAAACCAGAGGCCATATTTATAGATGGAGACGGTGTTGGAGGTGGAGTTGTTGACCGAGTTAAGCAGTTAATCCCCCCGGAAGTAGTTCAAGAAATAAACGGAGGAAGGAAAGCAAACAACCCAATTAAATATTTCAATAAGCGTATAGAAATGTGGGACACAATGAAGGATGCCTTTAAAGCGGGGGTAGACTTACCTTACAGTGATGAAATGAAGGTTGATTTAACCGCTCCTGAATATGGCTTTGATAATAAAAACAGGCTTCAATTAGAGAAAAAGCAAGATATGAAAAGGCGGGGGCTTAAATCTCCAGATAATGGAGATGCCCTAGCAATGACTTATGCAACACCCATAATTAAGGAACGAGAAGAGGAAGAGGCACCCCATCAAGACTTCTACTACGCCTCTGATGATGGCTGGATGGGTAATTAATGAATAATAAAATTGCCAAACAGGAAATAATTAATCTATTTTATGTACATATGAGTATCTCTGACCTCAAAAGGACAATGTAATGGGTGCACAAGATAGCTTTATTCAGGAGGCTGTTGACAGGTATAAGGCTGGCTCAGATGCGAATGTTCATAATGTAGAAAACTCATTATCAGACCAAAAGTTCTTATATATTTCTTCATGGACAGACAAGATGAAGAAAAACAGAAGGCGAAGAGATAGAAACCGCCCTTGTCTTGAAATTAATAAACAATTCAAATATCTAAAAAGAATATCAAACGAAGTACGATTAAATAAACCCGGTGTTAAAATATCTCCGGAAGATGATAAGTCAGATAAAAAGACAGCTGATAAAATCAAAGGACTTATAAAACAATCCCTAAAGAATTCAAAATTTGATATGGTTGCGGCCCAAGCTTTTGAGAATGCTGTTGAAAGTTCCTTTGGATTCTATAGAGTATTAACAAAGTTTGTAAGTGATGATTCTTTTGACCAAGACATTGACATTCAATATATCGTCAATCCCAACTCAGTTGTATTAGACCCAAGTTATGAAAGCCCAACGGCTAGCGATTGTGAATGGGGTTTTATTACTCACGATATGCCCAAAGATGAATTCAAACAAGAGTTTCCAGATGCAGAAATGAATGATTTCTCTGGAAATAATCTAGGGGATTCCAAAAAATCATGGATGGGTAAAGACTTTATTCGAGTTGTTGAATATTACTACATGAAAAAGATTCATGATGAACTGATTGAATATACTGACCCCAAAGCAGAAGACCCAGATGAAGAAATCATTGCTTTTAAATCCGATATGGTAAAAGATGGGATTGATTTTGATTCGATTATAACCGGGAACACAAGACCAACAGTTAGAAAAACCTGGCATTGGGCCAAACTAAACGCGATTGAAGTATTAGAAGAAGAAGATTTACCGGGAACATTGTTTCCTATTATTGGTGTATTTGGTAGAAGGAAGGTAATTAATAATAAATTGTATCTTCTTTCACTCATTAGAAAATCCAAAGATTCACAAAGAATGTACAATTATTGGCGAAGCTCTGAAGCTGAGAAACTTAATCAAGCTAATAAAACAGAATACATAGGAGCCAAGGGCCAATTTAAATCAGACCCAGGTTGGAAAGATGGGAATAGAAACCCAACTCAAACAAAAGAATACGACCCAATCGCAATTGGTGGTGTTTTAGTTCCAGCCCCTCAAATCGTACCCCCTCCAGATGCTCCAATTGGATATATTGCAGCAGCACAATCATCTGAGATAGATATTAAAGATACAATGGGAATGTCAGATGGAGTTGTTGGAGACCAAGGGCAAGAAATATCAGGAATAGCGATTGATAATAGGGTGGCTCAGGGTGAAATAACAACGTATGATTTCATTGATAATTTCAATATGTCAGTCAAGCAAACATATGTGGTAGTTTTTGATATCATTAGAAAAATTATGGATGTTGAGCGGTCCACTAGAATCTTAGGTGATGATGGCGTTGAAGAGATGGTTACTTTTAACGCTGAGCCAGGTGAAGACAATGAAGGGGATTTGTTTCATTTAAATGTTGGAAGATATGACGTTGATATTGATGTTGGTCCAGACTTTGCAACTAAACGTAAAGATGCCGCTGAAGCTATGCAAGCTACAGCTCAAGCTTTACCAGAGGCGGCAGCACTTGGAGCTGATTTAATTATTAGAGGTCAAGATTTTAATGGCAGTGAAGAATGGGCTGATAGGTCACAAGCTAAACTTAGACAAACAAACCCTGAAATATTCCCAGACCCAGAGAGTGAAAACTTAAGTGAAGCGGAAAAAGACCAGTTACTCGTTCAAAGTAAGGGACAAGTTGATATTCTCTCACAAGAGAACGAACAGTTAAAAGAATTTATAAAAAATCAAGAAATCCAAAGAGAAATAGCAGATGAGAAAAACCAGGCAATGTTGGCTGGTAAGAAACTGGATAACGAAACTAAATTAGAATTACAAGATAGACAGGATGAGAAGGACGTTCTAACACAAGTTATTGATTCTAGAGGGGAACTAGGAGAGGAACTAATCAAGGCGGGTAAATCCGTTTCGATTGACAAATTAGTCAAACCTCGCGGTGAACCCGCATAACTTGGAGTAAAAACCATGCTAGATGAAGAAGAAACAATTGAAGATTTAGAACTAGAAGAAAATTCTGGAGAAGAATCTAACGAAGAAAAAACTGAAGAGCAGAAAAAGGAAGAAGCTCGTGATAAATGGGTATCCAAAAATCAAAAACGGATTGATGGTCTTCATAAAAAAGAAAAAGATGCTTCTAGAAGGGCAAGCGCAGCTGAAGAAAGAGCTTTGCGAGCTGAAGAAGAACTAAATAAATTAAAGAATGGCTCTAATGACAAACCTTTGAGATTAGTTGATTTTGAATCCGAAGAAGAATATTATAAGGAAGTAGGGCGAAGAGAAGCCCAAAAAAAATGGGATGAGAACCAAGAGAAAGCGGATAAAGAGAATAAAAAAACACAAGCCGCACAAAAAGAAATAGATATTAAACATAATTTCGCTGTAGCAATGGACGAAGTTAGTGACGAATACGAAGACTTTTCTGAAGTAATACACTCAATTTCTGTTGATATTGATTCCGAGTTGGGGTCAAAAATCATGGGCGCAAAGAAAACGGGTGCAAGACTTCTGTATTACCTAGGCATGCACCCCGATGAACTAAACGATTTAAAATCCATGGAAGGAGAAGAATTAGTTTGGGAACTCGGAAGAATCAAGGGCACCCTTGCCAGCCCTAAAAAAAGGAAACAAAAACCAAAAAGTAAGGCACCTGCACCTATCAATCCTGGTAGGACCCAAAAAACTCCTGGTAAGCCGAGCATGAGGAATAAAAACACCTCTGTTGATGATTATTATAAACAGAGGTTCGGATAAATACAAACCAAGAGGCTTAAATGGCTAACGAACAAATCACGGCAGATATAATTGTCAAAGAAGGTTTGGCCCAGTTTAAGAACAATACACCCTTTTTGCAAGGTATTGGTAGAGAGTATGATGACTCCTATGAAGTAGCAGGTGCAAAAGCAGGTGATTTTGTTAAGATTCAGGTGCCAAAAGAATATAAAATGCGTTCAGGTAAAACAGTGGACGTACAAGACAACAAGGAACAAAGTGTTACTTTGAGTAAAACCAGGTATCGCGGTGTTGACCTTCGTTTCTCAACGGCAGAACTAGAGCAAGACATTTCAATGTTTAGCGAACAAATTATTACTCCCGCAATGAATACTTTATCTAGTGGGATTGAATATGAATGCTTTACAGATGCTTACCAACAAGTGGCAAACCATACAGGAACACCCGGAACTCATCCAGCAACTATGCTTCCTTTTACAGATGCAAAAGCATATTTGACAAAAAATTCAACCCCTCAAACTGAACGCTCAGCGGTTCTTTCTCCTGATGGAATGAGTGCCCTAGTTAACGGTCTTGGAACAAATCGTTTCGAAGACAGAAGCCAATTGAGAAATCAATTTGTTACTGGTAACATGGGAACAATGGCTGGATTAGAATTTGCAGAGTCTGTGAATGTTAATCGTCATACGGTTGGAACTGGAGATGGGAACTATGTTATAAATACGGCAGCTTCTGAAGGGGCTAGTACCTTATCAGTAACAACAGGAACGGGAACCTTCACAAAAGGTGATATCCTTACTGTTGCAGCAGTAAACCAAGTTAATCCACTTAGTAAACAAACTACTGGCGGATTGAAAGAATTTACTGTTACGGCTGACTATGCAGGCGGAGCGGGAACAGTTTCTGTTGACCCTGCCATGTATGCTGAGGGACCTCTTCAAAATGTTGATGCTCTTCCAGCTTCTAGTGCTGTTATTGCTGAGTTAGGAACTAATTCAACTGCTTTTGACCAAAACATGATTTATCATAAAAAAGCCTTTACTATTGCAACTGTTGATTTACCTCTTCCAGGTATGACAGATTTCGAGTCAAGGATGAATTTTGACGGTATCTCTATGCGATTGGCCAAAGTTTGGGACGGTAAAAATGATGACATGCTTTACCGCTTAGATATTTTATATGGTTTCATAACAGTAATTCCTCGTTGGGCTGTAAGGCTTTGGGGAGCATAAGGAGAAAAAAATGGGAACAAATCCAAATACAAACGCAGCAGGTACAAATACCATTGATTACGGAGCGGATGAAACCACTTCTATTCGTGGACCTTTGTCAACTACTTCTTCTGTACTCTCAAGTAGCTCTTCATTGGGCATAGGGTACAAGACGGGAGCGGGTTCAACTGTTACTCAAATAACAAGTAGAGCAACAGGTGTAACAATTAATAGTATTTGTGGTCAAATAACAACAGATAATTCTTCGCTCGCGGCTGAAGCTTCTGCTAAATTCACAGTTACAAACTCTTCAGTTGCTGAAGCAGATGTTATTGTGATTAGCTTTAGAGATGCAGTAGCATTGAATACTGATGTTGTTGTAACTGATACGGCAGCAGGCACTTTTGAAATCACTGTTATTAATAACAATGTGGCAGCTGGAACGGCTGAAACAGGGGCAATAGTTATTAATTATGCGATAATCAAAGCGGTTGCAGCTTAAACTTTAGGGGTCTATTAATTTAGACCCCTTTTTTAGAAAGGAATAGAATGACAGACCAAGAATATTTAAAGTTGAAAGAGTTGTTTAAAAAAGAATTTCTCTTAAGAGAAGAGAGCTTTGAACGAAAGTGGCTTCATAGAGAAGTTAGTGGGATATGTGATAGTGTTCTCATTGAAACTGAAGCATCTTACGATGAATACGTTTCAAAGAACTATAAGAAAAGCCCTAAAGAAAGCAGAATATTTGAAGCTGAATTAAAAAAAGCTAAAGAAGCTCCTAAGGTTGAAGTGACTAGTTTAGCTAGTTCGGTAAAAACTCTTCAATGGCTGGATGATTTTAAAGACTCTGTTGATAGCAAAACCTTTAGAGGTGATGAATTGAGTGCTAAGAAATCCGAGTTGGAAAAGCTTGTTTCTGTACATTTAGGTGAAGATTTAGATAAAAAGTTTTCCTTATTGAATATGATAAAACAAACTGAAATCCTTATTGAAGGAGATGATGAAGATGGCAGCAACAGCACAGGAGCTAATCAATAGGGCCTTTAGGCTCACAGGAATATTAGCGGATGGTGAAACACTTCAGGCATCTCAATCAGAAGATGCTAGGATTGTTTTAAATTATATTCTAGAATCGTGGTCAATTGAGAAGTTGATGACATTCCAGAAGACAGAGGGAAGTCATACATTAGTAGCAACAACGGCCAGTTATACAATTGGTTCAGGTGCCACTATTGACACAACGAGACCAACCCGAATTATATCGGCTTTTATTCGTGATTCTAGCAACGTCGATTATAGTTTAAGGGTTGTCAATAAAGGTGAATTTGATAGAATTTTCCAGAAAACAAATAAATCAGATATTCCTAGTACATTGTTTTATAATCCAGGGTATCCAAATGGAACAATAACATTGTATCCAACTCCAAACACTGCTAATACTCTTCATTTTACAAGTGAACTACAATTTACAGCTTTCTCAACGTTGGCAACTTCTGCTAGCTTGCCGCCTGGTTATGAATATGCTTTAATCTATGCCTTAGCTATTAGGTTGAGTTATGAATACGGGGCTCCAGTTGAACAAGCTGTAAAAGATGAAGCGGGTAGACTTAAAGCACTTCTTGAAGATGTTAATAATGATTATGAAAGAACTCCTACAATATTTGATGATGTTTTTTCTGATGGGCTTGACGAAGACTTTTATTGGAGTACTATTTCTTGAAGTTTCCTTTTCTTGGGCCTGCTTATGAGGCCAGAAGTTTACCATTTGCGGCTCAAAGGTCTGTAAATCTATATTTAGAATACGCTCCTCCAGAGTCTCAAAATACAGATGGTCAAATAATGTACGGAACTCCAGGCTTAAAGCTATTTGCCAATTTGACTACAGGCGGAGGGATTAGGGGTCAATATAAAACAGCAAAAGGAAGGTATTTTACAGTATCTGGAAATATTCTTTATGAGGTTAATAGCTCAGGAATAGAAACAAATCTAGGTACAATTAATACAACTATTGGAACTGTCAGTATGGTTGATAATGGTTCTGAGTTGTTGATTGTGGATGGGTTCAATGGATATCTACTTACTTTAACCACTAATACATTATTGGAAATAAACACAACCAACTTTCCAAACTCTGGAGGGTTTCCAAGCTCTCCAACACATGCAGGTTTCTTAGACCAGTTCTTTCTAGTTAATCAACTTAATACACAAGACTTCTTTATCTCTGGGCTGTTGGATGGTACTACATGGAACGCTTTAGATTTCGGAACAGCTGAAAGCAACCCGGATATAATTGAATCTTTCTTAATCACTAATCAAAACATTTGGTTGCTTGGTTCAAATGGTGTTGAAGTTTTTCAGGATACGGGAAACAACGATTTCCCAATGGAAAGAATACCAGGAGCTATAATTGAGCGTGGTATATTGGCTAGATATTCCGCTGCCAAAATGAATGATTCTATTTTCTGGTTGGGAAGAAGTGAACAAGGAATTGGTAGCATTTACAAAAGTGTAAACTTTCAATCACAAAGAATAAGTACCCACCCAATTGAAAGAAAGATAAATGAAATGTCTACTCCTGAAGATGCTGTTGGGTATACATACGAATTAGAAGGGCATCCAGTTTATACATTATCATTCCAAGCTGACGAAATGACATTTTGTTATGATGAAGTTACAGGGGTTTGGCATGAGAAAGCCTATTTACAACCCTCAACGGGAAACCTCAAGAAGCATAGAGGAATAAATGCTATTTCAGCATTCAATAAAGTATTAGTTGGAGACCACAGTAAACCTCTTATTTATGAATTTGATACAAATACTTATGATGATAATGGGGATAGAATACCAAGAATTAGAACTTGTCAGCACATAGATTCAGATGAAAAAAGAGTAAGACATAATAGTTTACAAATTGTTATGGAAACAGGTGTGGGGTTAACAAGCTAATGGCTGAAGCAGAATCTAACCCCCAAATAATGCTTAGATGGTCAAATAATAAAGCCAGAAATTGGAGTAATGAACATTGGCTTCCAATGGGCAAGAAGGGTGAGTATAGAAAGAGAATAAAATGGAATCGTTTAGGTGTAGCGAGAAACAGGATTTATGAGATAAGGGTAACGGCTCCCGTAAAAGTTGCAATAAAAGGCGGAACAATCGAAACTAAGCCATTGAGGAATTAATGACCGCCCCAGCAATCACAAGCTTACAACCCAATAGGGGTATTGTTGGTTCTACATTTGGAATAATAGGAACCGATTTAAAAGTAGAACCTACAGTTGGCAACGCTGGAAGTATGCACCTACGTTTTGACGGGGATGATACAGACGCATTAGGAAACTACGCTCAAACGAGTTCGGGTTCTCCCACATATGTAACGGGTAAAATAAATCAAGCAATAAATTTAAATGGAACTTCTCAGTATGTAACGAGCACTTTAACCCACCCTGGAATTATGGGGACCACTGATGATTTAAGAACTTGGTCTATGTCTTTTTGGATTAAGATGGACGTATTAAGGGATTCAATGGTTATTTTCCAAAATGGAGATACAACTGTAGACACTAACGCTCAAACTCTTTATGTGGATGCTTCAGGTAGGATAAATTATTACTATGGACCCAATACTCCTCCTAGTTTTACTGCTCGCGGTGGCTCAATGGTTGTTGATACTTGGTATAATATTATCGTAACTAGAACCCTTTTTTCTTCTCCTAGAACAATGTTAACTACTGTTTATATTGATAATGTTTCAACTATTGGCCCTGGTACATCTTCAACTTTTGATTCTACAACAGGATTTTTAAGGGTAGGTGCTTCAGATTATGGTTCTGGAGTTGCTAATTATTTTGACGGTCAAATTGATGATTTCAGATATTATGATAATTATTTATTAACCTCTTCAGATAGAACAAACCTTTTAAATTCTCCTTCAATTGCTGACCCCACAATTGATTTTGATGGAACGGCAGTTACAGGAACAACATACAACCCCACTTTAATAACAGGGGTGACGGTTCCCGGTTTAGAATTGGGGGTTCATCCTGTCACTTTGACAACAACTGAAGGAACGAGCTCAGCTGTTAATTACACTATTGTGGCTGGTCCAGATGTAGACCCACAAATAAGACTTAGATGGTCAGAAAATGGGGCTAGGTCTTGGGGAAATGAGCATTGGCGCTCAATGGGTAAAAAAGGAGAGTATGAAACTAGGGTTAGGTGGGATAGGCTCGGAACATCAAGAAATAGAGTTTATGAAATTCAAACTACATCCAAGGTGAAAGTAGCTATTACGGGTGGAACAATTGAAAGTAAGGCTTTAAGAAATTAATGGACGCAAAAGAATATATAAACCCAGCACCTATTCAATCCCAATTATTCGGAATGAATGGCTTAGGTCTTGTGTGGGGAAAATGGTTTACAAGTATTGAAAAGATGCTTGGGCAAAGAAATAGTCAAGTCATATCATTCACTCCAACGTTTACGAGTTTGACTGAAGTAGGGACGGCAACAATTACAGGAAATTATTATAGGTTCAATACCATGGTCTTTTTTGATGTAAAAATTGTTCCAGGTACAAACACTTCAAGTACAGCGGGAACCACATATATAAATAATTTACCCTTTCTCTCTGCTGTTGATGGGCAAGGCCAAACAGACAATATATCAACCAATATTAGTATCGGTTCAGGGCCTGTTCTAAAGAGCACAGGTACATTAAATGGGAAGGTAAGACATTATACTCCAACATGGGCAACTGTGACTGATTCAATATCAATTACGGGAAACTATAGGATTATTATTTAATTTTAATTATATTAATAGAAAGTACTCACCCCCCCTTCTTATAGCTACCACTATATGCAAACGAGTACACAATAAGGAACATAGTGGTAGAAACAATTAATGAAAAATTACAGATAGATATCCTAGAAGTACAGGATATCGAGCAATTATACCCTCTAGGCTATGAGTTTGTTGAAGAATCGAACAGCTCTTTCTCATTTAAAGAAGATGTTTTCAAAAGAAATTGGATTAACTTCTACAATAACGGAACGGGAATAATATTAAAAGCTCATAAAAAAGGCGAAATCGTTGGAATGTTTGGCTTTATCTTTTATGAAGATATTCTAGATGGTGAGCTATCTGCTACAGAAACGTTTTGGTATATGAGAAAAGAGCATAGGGGCGGAGGGCTTCGGCTTTTAAATAGGTTTGAAGAAATCAGTGAGGAATTAGGGGTTAAAAGATTAACAATGGTTCATCTTAATGAATTAATGCCTGAAAAATTAAAGTCTATCTATACAAAAAAAGGGTATAGAGAAATAGAGACTCATTATGTTAAGGAGTTAGATTAATGGCGGTTGCAACGGGAACAGCTTTAGCGATTGGTGGCGGGTTATTAGCTTCTGGAATAGCTAAAAATTTAATTGAAGGTGAATCTGCTAGAGATGCGGCAAGGATTCAAACAAGAGCAGTTGAAAAGGGACAAAAGCAACAACAACAACAATTCCAACAAGCTTTAGGAATTCAACAACCCTTTCTAAGACGAGGGCAACAAGCATTTCAAACGCTACAAGATTTAACAACCCAACAACTAGGGCAACAGCCTCAAGCATTGGAACCTGGAACGCAAGCTTTTCAACCCCAACAAGGGCAACAACAATTCACCCTTCAAGATATATTAGGACAAGACCCAGGTTTTCAATTTAGACAGCAACAAGGTGAACAAGCTTTGGAAAGATTTGGAGCATCTAAAGGTAGGGCTTTAGGTGGAAGAGCCATAAAGGAATCTTTAAGGTTTAACCAAGGGTTAGCCTCTCAAGAAGCGGGGCAAGCTTTTAATCGTTTTCAGTCTCAACAAGGTCAACAGTTTGGGCAGAATTTAGCACAGCAACAACTCGCAGCACAAACACAGGGTCAAAGGTTTGGTGAATTATTAGCTGGAAGGCGTCAACAATTTGCAGAACAACAAGCCCCAATAAGTACATTAGCAGGGCTCGCAAACGTTGGGCCTCAATTGGCTTCTTCAATCGGTGGTCAGTTTGTAGGACAAGGGCAACAACTAGCCCAAAGTCAACAGGCATTAGGCAATATTAGCTCCGCTCGTGAAATTGCACAGGGTAGAGCTATGGGTGGCCCATTCGGAACTATTCAGCAACTACTCCCTCTTTTGGCCTTACAAGGTGGAATTAAATAATGGCCATTGACCCGAATATTATTTTAGGTGCGGTTTCTCCAAGTCAGGACAACACTCTTCAAGGGCTTCAACAAGGTTTGAATCTTGTAAATGTTCTAGATGAAAGAAGAGCGCGAAGAGCAGAGAGGAAGAGACAAGAAACTCTACAGGATGTTTTTTCTACAGCACAATTCGACCCTGAAACGGGAGCACTTCAACAACCAGGAGAACTTTTAAGTAGTTTAGCAGAAAAAGGACTAGGTTCTAAAGTTCTTGATATAAGTGGAGAGCTTCAAGCTCGTGAACTAGCTAGACAACAGTTGGCTCAAAGGCAACAAGAGTTCGATATAAAAGCAGAAGAAGAAGAAGACGCTAAATCGAAACGCATTGCAGAACTAGACAAACTTGCTCAAGAAACAGAGCAAAAAGAATTAGATGCCGCAAAAAGTAGAGTTAGTCTTGCGGCTAGTATTGGTAAAGGTATTATTTCACTCCCTTTAGAAGAAAGAGAAGCTGGATTGCACACGGGAATTCAAGATTTGCTTGACGAAGGGATATTTACCCCGGAACAAATAGTTAAAAGGTTTGGGTCTGAAACTCCTGAATATACTCCAGAAGTTGAAAATACTGTAAACTCTCTAATCCGAAGAAACGACACGAATAAGGATTTTTTAGACAGGTTACAAGCAAGAAAGATTGCTGAAACTCCAGAGGAAAAATCTGCTAGAATACGCACTGAAAAACAAACAGAGCTTAAATCTAGGCTTCCAGATATTCTTACAGTTAAAAAAGGAAAATCTATTTCTGAAAAAGATGTAGAAAAAGGACAATCAATTATTTCTTTTTCTTCTCGAAAAACAGACGGAATTAGAAGGGCTAAGACTGCACTAAATGAAATGTCCAAGATAAAAGCTATAGGAGCAATTTTTAATGCATCTGACCCAAGAATTGCCGCTATTTCTTCAGAGCTTAGAAGTTTGCAACTATTGGAAAAAGGGCCTGAAGGAGCGGATTTAGGTGTTTTAGCTGGTCCAGATTTGGATATTTTAAATGCTATCACTGGTAGCCCAGAAAAATTAAAATTGATTTGGGAGGGTCCAGAAGTAGCTATAAACAAGCTGAATAGATTAGAGGAACGATTGTTTAATGATACAAACTCAAAATTGAAATCAAAAAACTTTAACCCTGTTAAAGCAACGGCTTTGAAAGATTTTATTGTTTCTGATAAAGAAGTTGCTCAAAAGCAGGCTACTGAAAAACAACGTTTAATAGATAAATTTAAATTAGGTAAATAATGGCTGGTTTAGTAGAAGCACTAGAAGAGATTAATAACTCTCCCGATTTATCCCCGGAAGATAGGTTTGAGTTGATTCAATTGGCTCATGAAAAGTTTGGTGATTTAACTACATCGGGCATACTTGAAGCTCAACAAGCTAAACAACAAATTCCCCAAGAACCTTTAGGGCCTCCTACTAATTTATTAGAAGCGGCTCTTCCAAGAAGTAGAAAAGCGGGTGCAGAAGAAGCAGGGTTTTTTGAAAGAGGTGTTGCGGGTGTTTTAGATGTAGCTAGTGGAATGGGGAGGACTTTAAAAACAGGCGTAAAGGCTCAGTCAGAAGCCCAAGCACAGGAAAAATTAGAAGAAATGGTTGCTTTCGGCCGGTTAGGTGAGGAAGTTTTAGCCCCTTATGGTATATCCCCTGACTCAATAGCTCAGGAAACGGGTTTACCTGTTGAAGCTGTTCGAGATAAAATAAACACTGTTTTAGAAGATTTAGCTGAAACGGAGGGAGAAGGGTTTTTTGAATCAATGCTAATTAGTCCAGCTACACCTATTTTAGGGGCCTTTACAGGCACAGGGATTGCAGCTAAAATAATGCAAGCTGTTGGTGGTGGAATTAAAGGTTTGATTACTGCTGGAGCTGTTGAGGGTTCATTGGGTGGTGCAATAACACAAGCAGAAAACGTATTGAAAGGAGAAAAAGTTTCTCCCGGTCAATTTGGGTTTGATGTAGCAACAAACGCCCTTATTCCGGGAGGAATTGTATTAAGCGCCCAAGGTATGAAGAAGATTGTGAATCCAATTTTACAACAATCTGCTGAAGTAATCTCTGGGGTGAGCAAAGACGCACTAAAAGCTTTTGGAACTGGATTTGGTCCAACTGCTAAGAAAATGAAAGAATTTGCTGGTAAAGGGTTTGAAATAGGAAAAGACCTTTTGGATAAGGTGAATGATTTAGTGTTACCAGAATCAGAAGTTATAAATAAATCATTGGATGCAATGCCAACAATTTCAACTAAAAATCTTTTACAAAAATTAAAAGATGTTCAGATTGAGGTGTTGAAAGGAAAAGATTCTTTTGGATTAGAGGCGATAATTGGACCGATTGGCCCAGAAGCCCCTGTTAATAAAGTCCTTAACGATTTGATAAAAAAAATGAGCACAAAAACAAGTAAGCTTTTTGGGCCAAAAGGTAAGCCAATTACAACAGGTGGTCAGCCTATTTCAATTTCAGCAAAAGATTATTTTGAACTTAGGAAGAGATTAGACGCTGTTATTGACTGGGGGAGGCCAGAGGCAAATGCTTTAAATGATGCCCTTAAAGAAGTGAGGCTTCAAGCTAAAACAGATTTATTGAGCGCGGCAAAAGGGCAGCCACAATATGAACAGGCCATGAAATCTTTAACAGGAACCCTTGATGCAAGAGATGATTTATACAGGTTTTTAGGGAGTGACCCCTCTGTGCAGCTTGGTAGAGTCGAAACTTTTATTAATAACCTATATGGAAAGAATAAAAAATCTAGACAATTAGTCTTAGGAAGAATTGAAAAAATACTAGGGGAAGATTTTACTAAAAGAGCCAAGTTGACTAGCCTAGCTAAACAGTTTGGTGAAGAAGGTATTCCAAAAATATTTAATCAAATCGGTACAGGGAAGTCAACCTTAGCTTTTGGTTTGGGGGCTTCTGCTGGAAGTGCAATAAATCCTAGTTTAGGGGTTCCGGGTGCAATAGTTGGAGGTGTTTTAGGTGGTCCAAAGGTTCAAGCTGGACTCGTTGGATTAGGTGTTGGAGCTGAAAAGGGGGCTCAATCTCTTTCAGATATTGTACAAAATCAATCAGCGGCAAGAGTTGGCTTAGGGCTAACAGGACAAACTTTAGGCGATTTATTCGGAGGTAATCAATAATGGCGAATGTTTTAACACCCTGGCCAAAGTTTCAGGCTTTAGATACTAGTGGGAATCTTGCCAACGGTTATAAACTATATGCTTTTGCAGCGGGAACTTCTAACCCAAAGGATACATTCCCAAGTCAATCTTCGGTAAGCGCAAATGCTCACCCAACGGTTTTAAACTCCAGGGGTGAAGCTGATATTTGGCTAGAAGATGGTTCTTATAAATTTATACTAAGAACGGATGCTGAGGTTGATGTCTGGACGGTAGATAATATCTCTTCAGCAGCTCAAGACTTTAGGCGTTATGAATCAATTGCTTTGATGACTGCTGTTAACCCTGGAGCAAATGGAACTAGTGTTATGGCCATGGTCACAGGCTTTACAACTGCAGGTGATGGAGGCGGAGGGTTGTTTTATTTTGACCCAGATAGTAGCGCAACAGCTGATGGAGGAATTGTTTTCGCTCCTGATAGTGGGACAGGGCGTTGGATTCGATTATTTGAAGGCCCAATTAATGTTAAATGGTTTGGAGTTACTGGGGACGGTGCAACAGATGACGAAACAAATGTCAGTAAAGTAATTACTTATGTGAGTGTTTCAGGGCAAGAGCATGACATATTATTCGATAATGGAACATTTAAGTTTTCAAGTAGCGTTACTTTTCCAGCTGGATTAAGTTTAAGAAGGGGTGGGGATGCCAAATTAAGTGCAGATGGTGGAACAACCCTTACAATAAACTCCACAATAGACCAAACTTGTGGTACATTTTTTACAGGTGCTGGAAGTTATGTATTTGGAGAAGGATCTTCTGATGCTATTTATGGAGAATGGTTTGGAGCTACTGGAGATGGGACAACGGATGATGTTGAAGAGATTCAGGCCGCAATTGATGCAGCAGCTGGAAGCGCAGAACTTAAAACAGTAAAATTAAGGGCGGGTGTATTTAATATTGGTTCAAGCCTACAAATAACCACTGATAATATTCAGCTGGTTGGCTCTGGCCCTCTTACAACTCAAATTAAACATGCTGTAAACTCTGATAATGCACTTGATTTAAGTACAGGAACAACGGTTGATTTTGCATCGATTAGGGATATAGGTTTTCAAAGTGATGCTGCTAAAACTAACATTGCAATTGCTACAAACGATTGCCAAAGCTTAGAGATAGAGAATGTTTATATTTCTGGATTCCAAGATGGAATAAGTCTAGCAACTGCTATTGATACAAATATCACAAATGTAAGAACAACAAACATTCAACGATATGGAATCGCTTTTGATTCTGCTACAGTTAGAGCAAATTTAAATAACTGTGTTTTAGATTCTGATAAAGGTTCCGGAACTAGTGGTTTATATGTAAATGGTGCCGAAGGGGTTGTATGTAGTGGAGTGTCTATAAATGACCAAGAAAACGGGGTTACAGTTGAAAATGCCTCTTCTTTATTCTTTTCTGGTAGTGTGGTTGATTCTTTAACAAATGCTTTCTTAATGAATGGTGGTTCTGTTTGTATCAGTTCTCTATTTCTTGATGACCCAGGAACAAATTCAGTTTTTAAGTTAAATGCTACAAATACATTAGATTTATCTGTTTTGCATGCTCATGTTTTAACTACAACGGCCAGCCCAACGAGTACTTTTAATGTAGTCACAGGTGGCACAATGAATTTATTTGTTGGTGCTTTAACTTCTGATGATTCAACATTAGAGCCAGACGGAGCAAACTATTCTGCTATTTCTGGAAATTTTAACGAGGTCAGCTTTAAAGGAAGCAAAGCTTATTGGGCTAATGAGGATTTAAGTTTTGCTACAGGTGCCTTACTTCACGAACAAAATGCAAGCTCTACTAGTTCTGGAATAATAACATCTGTTCCAAGTGGTGAAACAACGGGTGACTCTTACTTTGGTGCTAGAATTGGCACAAGTGGGGGGTGGACTTTTGGTTTACATAATTCTGATACAGATGCTTTTGTTATTAGTAATTCAGGTTCTTTAGGAACCAACAACGGAATTAAAATAGATACTAGTGAAAATGTATCGATTCCAAATGGAAATTTCTTTGTAAATGGTCAAGACTCTTTTTTAGGTCAGGGGGTTGTTGCTTCCGGCACTACCCTAGCTATTAATTGGAATTCAGGGCAAGGTGTTCTTTTAGATTTAAGTGACGAAGCCACTATTTCAACAGTAACTTTAAGTAATCCCGTTGTTGTAACAAGGTATTTCATTAAGTTTAGTCAAGGCTCGTCTACTCCAACTACAACTTTTACCTGGCCGGGAACGGTTATTTGGGATGCAACAGATGGGGCTTTTGTACCTACAAACGCAATAAATGCAGTAGATTTAGTAGAATTGATATGGGATGGAACCGTATATATGGGAAAAACAATAGCTAAAAACATGTCTTAAGGGGTAACAATGGCTAATAAAATATTTACAGTAACTTTACTAGATGGCAAAAAAACAGAGGTTTACAACAAACTGAAAGCTTCCGTTTTGGCTTTAAGTGGAGCAGATGATTCAACGGTTGAAGATTACGTTGCAGATTTCTTAGATACAAAGTTTCTAGAGCTCGTGAATTCTGGAGTGATGAAGGAAGCGAGAAAGAATGCAACAACTTACAGTAAAGCGGATTTAATCACAACAAGGAGTTTAAAATAAATGGGTGCTAATAATATAACAGTACAGGGAACAATTACAACTGCTGCAGTTGCGGTCTTAACGTGTCCTTCTACATTCCCTGATGGATATGTTTTTCAAATGCAAAGCTTTAACCTAGTAAATGATAATACTGGAGGGGGTGATGTAATTGACGCTTATTTAGTTAAAAACGGTGGCACTGCAACAGCTGGAGTGGGAGGGAACAAGACTTTTGTAAACCTTTCTATTGCTGATAATACTTCTTATGTAGGCGTCAGTGGTGATTTACACGTGTTAAAGTCGGGCGATGCCGTTCATCTAAAAGCTGATACGGGTGGTAAAATAACCTATACAATTACTTACACTATAGAAACCGAGGTATCTTTATAATGCAAAAGCAAGGAAATGGCATGTCAAAACTTGACATAGCTAGAGGGCTCGTTCCGGGCATGAGGAGTGAGAATAAATGGGGTTTTGCTGATTCTGGTATTCAAGCTACGCCTACAGATGTTTGGGATAGAGCAGATGCAACACCCACACAGCAAATTTGGGTAGCCCCAACTGAAGCGAGGCTACATAATATTGTTAGTTCTTCCACTAGTGACGATGGAGACCCGGTTGGTGTGGGAGCTCAAACAGTTAAAATTTTTGGATTAACATCTTGGGCAACTGCTGAAGTATCAGAAACAGTTACTTTGAATGGTACAACTGATGTTGCAACATCAAACGCTTATGTAATTATTTATAGAATGAAAGTTCAAACGTGGGGGGCTACTAATATAAATGTTGGAACAATTACAGCCACAGCTCAGACAGATAGTACAGTGACAGCCGCTATTCTTCCGGGAATAGGGAGCACACAAATGGCTATTTATGGAATCCCATCTATTCAAAAAGCTTATCTTACTGCTTTTAGTGCAACTATTTTGAAATCATCTGGGTCAACCGCTGCAATTACTTATCGTTTACTTATAAACGATAATCCAACAGTAGAATTAACAAATTTTAGGTCTGACCATGCAATAGGGGTCCAGAGTAATGGAAAATCTAGTGATGATCACCCTTTTGACCCAGAATTTGAAATTGAAGGCCCTGCTATTATAAAAATGAATGGTATTGCTTCTGCTGCTGATATTTCAGGTTCAGCTGATTTTGACATTATTGTTGTAGATAATTAATGTCTGATACTGTTCCTCTTATACAAGTCTCAGAACTAGAGTTCATTGAGGAAGGTGTACATATTGCCAATGAGAGCATCATTTTATATGAGGGCTGGCCTATTGAATGGCGAATTCTAGCTTTTATTTGTGTAGCTCTCACAGCAATAATATTTATCCTCACTCGAAAAACATCTTCTAAGGCTTTTAAGCTCTTTAAATTGTTCCCCCTACTAAAGGCTAGGTCAGAACGAGAAAAGGAACAAGAAGAGATATGGGTTGCAGTAAGAGAGATGAGGAAAGAACAAGCAGAACTAAAAAGAATATTTGAAGAGTGGAAAAGCTTTGTAAAACCTAAATTTATTATTTATGATAAGCTAGTTGGAACACAAGGAAGTGATAGAGAGTTCGCAGCAGAGTGGATGTTGGATATTAGCACTAAACAAGATGCACAGCATGCAGAATTGATAAAAATATTTTCCTCTTTTATGAAAGAAATGCCACAAAATGAAAAGGATAATCCTAATAGATGACAATGAAGGGTTTTGTTATGGTATAAAGTCTAAAATGGAGGTCGAAGGCCATTATGACTGTGAATCAAAATACACCCTTACAGAGGGACTAGAAGCCCTTAAAAGAAACAGGTATGATTTAATCATATTAGATGTTAACTTGCCTGACAAAAGCTATAAACTAAACCAGGAGCTAGTTGAGCTTAAGTTTAAGTTTAGAATTCCCCTCCTAATCCTTACAGGACATGAAGAAAGCATTACCACAGTTGCAGGCTTAAGTGGTTATGACACTTATTTATGTAAAGATAAAATGGAAGATTTAACTTCACATATAGACTTTCTAATTAATGTCAAATGTAGAAAGGTATAGTCAAGCCTATATAATTATTATATATTACCTATATAACATATAGAGGTTTGCATGGAAAGTGAAGAAATAACCTCCGTCCTATTTTGGATGGAGCCAGCGTTTAAAAAGACAATTAAAGCAGCTTCCAAACTAGCGGGCCATAGGGGAAACATGACCGCTTACGTTATGGAACTTTTACGTAAAGATTTTAAAAAGAAAAAACTAAAAGTATGAATGGAAAACGAGTAAAACAATTAAGAAAATATCTTCTAAGCCAAACGGAAGAAGAAAGAGTTGTTTTGTACACAGCTTTTTTAGGCGTTAAAAAACTTAAAAAAGGGTGTGTTAGGGACAGAATGTTAAACTTTAAACAGCTTAAAAGACTATACACTAGAAATTAATTGGGGTATAATGCCGTAGACATGCCGTAGAGCCCAGGTGGGAGTCTAGACATAAAAGTAGGGGGTTCGATACCTCCCTACGGCCTTTTAGACGGAGAATTGACAGAGTGGTAATGTGCTGCCTTGCTAAGGCGTGGCCCAGATAAAACTGGCGAGGGTTCAATTCCTTCATTCTCTTTACATTTTAACCAGGAGATAGAATGAATTTCAAAAGATATCAGCATGTTGAAAGATATGAAACTGTAGAAACAAAAGGAATTGAAGAGGGCGTTGTTTATGTATTCCCTAAACTAGACGGGTCAAACGGCTCTGTATGGCGAAAAGGGAACGAGCTAAAGTGTGGTTCAAGAAATCGTGAGCTTTCCTTAGATGATGACAATCAAGGATTTATGAAGGCTATTCTTGAAGATGAGCGTTTTGCCAATTTGCTCTTACTCTATCCTGATTGGCGTTTATTTGGTGAATGGTTAATCCCTCATTCTTTGAAGACATATAGAAAAACAGCTTGGAGAAAGTTCTATGTATTTGATGTTTACGGTCCAAGTGGGGTAATTCATTATAATGACTATGCCCATGTTTTAAGAGAATTTGAAATAGAATTCATTCCTCCTTTGTGTAGAATTGAAGACGCAAAACCAGAAACTCTTTATGAAATGTGTGAGAAAAACACTTATCTAATTGATGAAGGAATTGGTGAGGGGGTTGTGCTTAAGAATTATTCTTATCAAAATAAATATGGCCGTCAAACTTGGGCTAAAATTGTGAGAAATGAATTCAAAGATAAACACAGAGCAATGAATGACCCTTTGGATATTAAAGAAAAATTGGCTGTAGAAAAGAAAATTACAGATAAATATATCACCCCTCACTTTGTTCAAAAGGTCTATGAGAAGATTCGGAATGCTGAAGACGGTTGGAGAACTAAATATATTCCTAGACTACTTAACACGGTTTATTATGACCTTATCAGAGAGGAGTCATGGAATTTCATTAAGGAAAATAAAGACCCTCAAATTGATTACAAACAATTAAAAAGACATGTTATCATGAAAGTAAAGAAATCTATCCCAGAGTTATTTTAGCCCTTGTGTTTATATAATTATTATATATATTTTATATATCAAACAAGGGGAGAATAATGATTGAATTAGTTGAATGGGTAGATGCAGACGAATTAGGTGACGAAATATCAGATGATATTACGGTTCACATTAATGTAGTAGGCTTAGAAGATAACTGTGCACCTGGTAGTATTGATATTGATATTGTTGATAACATTGTACAAATACAATTCCCAACCGAACAAAATGACATGGGGCTTCCGACCAGTTCAGTCTTTGAGCATGATGGTCAAAATTTGATGTACACTTTGCTAGAAGCTAAACTTTCAAACAAAATATATGTGGCCACATATGAAATAGAGGTAGCTTAAAATGAATGAAAGAAAACATAACCGTGAAAATGCAATCCATCCAGATGAATTAGCCGGTGATACGATTGACATAAAAGGTAAATCTTATGTCACTTACAACGGAGTTCTTAAAAAGGCTCATAGGATGGGCTTAAAGTCAATTGAAACTGAAATGATTATGAACCCCTACGAAAATGATAAAAATGTGGCAATGTTTAGAGCTGTTGTGATAATGGATGAGGGGGAATTAGGGGAAGAAATATTAAAAACATTTACCGGGATTGGGGACGCTGCACCAGGTAATGTAAGTGACTTCATAAAACCTCATATTGTCCGAATGGCGGAAACTAGGGCAAAGGGTAGGGCTCTTAGAGATGCAGTTGGTGAAGGGGTCTTAGCGGAGGAGTTAGAAGGGTATTCAGAACAACAACAAAGAAGAAAGCCCCAAATAAAGAAACCAGCTCCACAAAAGCCAAGAGAGCTAAATCACGAAGAGTTTGATAAACAATGTAAAATTGTGCAAAAGAATCCTAAATCATTGGATATTTTATGGAAAAAAGGCGAGAAAGGTTATGGTGATAAATTTACCAAAGATAAAAGAATCAATGAAATATTCGATAAGCATATTGAAATAGCTCTGAAAGCGAGTGCTGAAAAGGCTCAACAAACAAGCGCTGAAGAACCTCAACAAAATAATCTAGATTAAATGTATGGCAAAACGTTATTATCAAGACAAAGAATATAAGCCGGGAGGGGATTACCCCATGATTAAAGCAATGGAAGCAATGCAATTGAGATTGGATTTAGAGAGGGCAAGACGTGAGGAAGTGGAAGCTTTATTGGACAAGCAAACGGTTTCTTTACATGAAAAAGCTACTGAGATAACGGAGGCCTTTATTGAAGAAAAAATTATTGAATCGACTCTTATTAACTTTGACCAGGTATATAAAATCGTTTATGAAGTACTACGCCAAGGATGAGATAGTAATATTAACTAGGGGTTTGATTACTTTAAAAGTGAACAAATCTTTAGTTTCTAGAATTGAACAGGCTAAAAATGATAAAATTAGATTTATATCGACTTGAGTATTTTCTTAAAACAACAATAGGAAAGCTTTATTTAGATGGTGAATTGTTTTCATGGACCCTCGAAGATGTTGTGAGGCCTGAATGGATTAAAATTCCAAAACATACGGCTATCATAAAAGGTGAGTATAAAGTGACTACCTCTTATTCAAATCGATTTAAAAGGATAATGCCAGAATTATTAAATGTCCCTCAATTCACAGGAATAAGACTCCATGGGGGAAATACACATTTAAATACTGAAGGCTGTATTTTAACGGCTAAGTTTAGACCTAAGCCGGAAGTTATACAAGGAAGCGCAGAAAAAGAACTAACTAAAATAATTAAAGGAAAGGATTGTATAATAACGATTTATAATTTACCGCAAAATTAATATAATCCTAACATAATATTTCTTGATATTTATATAAATATTATATATAATTTATATATAACAAGGGGTTGAGAAATGGATTTACAAAGCAGTATATTAGATTGGAATAAATTCAAATTGAAAGAAGCGTTGTTTTTTGGCGCTGCCCCTGATAGGATAAGAGCTTTACAACAATTAATCAGGAGAGCGGAAAATGTTAATACCAAAAACTTTTATTATCAAAAAGAATTTTCAGGAATTAGTAGAGATTCATGGAAAACAACCTTTCGACGCTTTTGGAAGATTTTTACGAGAAGTATTAAAGTTTCAGGACTTTGAAAAATTTAAGGAGTTTATGGGGAAGTTAGAGGTAACAACTGAAAATGCAGTATTGCAAATATGCCAAGTAAACAAAAAAGGGGAAGTTGTGAATAAATTCACTGTAGAAGAGACAACAGATAATAATAGTTATGTACACATGAGTAAGAGAAGAATGGCTAAAAATATCAGTGATAAAAAATATGTGGATTTAATATCATGAAATCTGAAGCTCTTATTTTCAATATGGATATCCCGACTATAAACAAGCCAGTGTATAAAAACGGGGTAATAATAGATTATGAGGAATTTTCCGAAGTAATAAAATTTAGCCTTAATGAGATTATGAATCAAGGTGAAGAAGAGGGTTTGAGTTATTGGACCCTGGCTAGATTCTACAACGACAAGCGATATGATGAAGGTGAGCTTGTTGAATCTTCTCAGTGCATTGTTGATGCTTTAGTTGAACTCGGACACATAAAAGAAGATTCTAATAAATGGCTAAGGTTTCACTGTTTGCAAATAAAGATTAAAGATAAATCTACAATTACACTACTAAAACATCCAAACAAAGAAGCTATGAACACTCTATACGAACAATTATCATAAAGGAATAAAATGGAATTTATAATGGATTTTGAATCAATGCAGGGTGAAACTATAAAAAAGGTAGTAGAGGATGAATATATATGCTTTCATTTTAAAAGTGGAAAATTTGCTGTTGTTGATATTACGTCTTTTTGTGGCGATTTAGAAATGGAGTTTTACAAAGAGTCAGAACTCAACCTTGCAGAGCTTCTTTGTTTAGGTGTTGTGGATAAAAAAGAGTATGAAAAACGTTTAGAATCAATGACAAGAGAACAAAAAGAAAGAAATAAAGCACGAGAAATTCAAGAGAAAGAAGAAAGAAAAGAAAAATACATTCAACTAAAAAAGGAATTTGGATAAATGGAATTAATGACAGTAAACCCAACAGAATATGGTTTAGAATCGACAAAAGCAAAGGAGATTTCTGAATTATTCATTCCGATGTTGGATAAAATGAAAGATTTAGAAGAGGATTACAATGATATTATTAAAAAAGATATCACTGAAGAAGTTTGTGAAGAAGCTAAAAAGCTTCGGAATAAATACGTTAAAGTCAGGACTGGCACAGCAGAAGTTCATAAGAAGCTAAAAGAGTTTTACCTAAAGGGGGGGAGGTTTGTAGATGGTTGGAAAAATGCTCAAATTATGGCATCTAAAGGAAATGAGGATAAATTAAAAGAGATTGAAAAGCACTATGAGAACATAGAAAAGGAACGAATTCAAACCGTTCAAGCTTCTAGAGCTAAAGATTTAATGAAGTATGGTGTAAACCCTATTCCAGATGATTTGGGTGATATGTCCGAAAAGTTTTGGGGAATCTTTCTTTCAGGTGCTAAAACAAATCATGAGCTTCTTCTTAAAACACGAGAAGAAGCCGCTCAGAAAGCCAAGGAAGAAGAGGAAAAGGTTAAAGCTGAAAGGCAACGTGTTTATAAAGAGAATGAAAAGCTTAGGGCAGAAGCTGCAGAAAAAGAAGCTGAGCGCAAAAAAGAGCTTGAGTTTCAACGTTTTAGAGAGGCTGAACTTCACGCAGAGAATAGAAGGGTGCAAGCAGAAAATCAAGCTAAACTAAAAAAAGAAGCTGAAGAAAGAAAAAAACTCGAAGATAAGATAAAAGCCCAAAAAGAAGCTGAATTAAAAGCCAAAGAGGAAGAAGAAGCTAGGATTCAAGCTGATTTGAATAAAGGTGATTCCGAAAAGGTGCAAGACTTGTTAAAAGATTTGGCTGAACTTAAAAGCAAATATGAATTCAAATCAAATGTAAACAAACAAATGTATACTGAAGTGAAATCAATTTTAGATGAGGGGATTAGATGTGCCAACTTTAAATAAAGTAACTTTGATTGGAAACATTGGCCAAGAGCCCGAAATAGGAAGCACAAATACAGGAACAAAAACAGCTTCCTTTTCAGTTGCTACGACAGAGAAATACACTGATAACCAAGGTGTAAAGAAAGAGAGTACCCAATGGCACAATATAGCGTGTTATAAAAGATTAGCTGAAATAGCAGAGAACTACCTTAAAAAGGGTAGTCCTTTATTTATTGAGGGCAAACTTAATTACCGCTCTTGGGAGGACCCACAAACAGGACAAAAGAAATATAGAACAGAAATAATTGCAAACAACATTCAAATGTTATAACCCCTGGGAGGTAGGGGCATTCTCTCATATATACGCACAACCCCCTATCTCTCTTTTTAAATCACAGAACCAGGTTTTGAGATTTAATTGTGTTGAAAATAAAGGAAAAAATATGTATAGACCTAAAATATCAGAAGAACAAATAAAACAAGCAAATGAGCAATTATTTCAGGATATGAAAGAAGAAACTGAAATCTTTGAGCGAATTAAAAACATGAAAGATAAACCGGGCAGGTGTGAGGATACCGTTAAGATAAATAAACCCAAAAGGCTATTATGAAATTAGAGGATAAGAATGACTGAAACAGAAGAAGGGCGTCTCTTTTATAAAGAAAAAGATAATATTATCGTATTTGGTAATACGTTTTCTGGAGTATTCTATGAAGTAAAGCTTTCTAAAAAAGACTTAGAAAGGATGTTAGAAGTATTAAAGGAAGAAGGTAAGCAATGAGCCACTATAAAAACATTCACATAAAAGAAGAATCAGTTGATTATTTAAAAGAATATTTTGAAGATGGTGTTGATGATATGAACTTCATAATGTTTGGAACTTCTGGAATTCATGGAACCAGGACGGACTTAGATGATATTGAAGAGTGTTATGAAAAATACGAAGAAGGACACGAAGATTTTTCCAATTATTTAACGTTTTTAATAATTCGTCCAAGAATGGTTTCAATGTTGTATGGAAATATTTATGTAAAAAAAGACGAAATCCCATTTTTACGAAAGCTAGAAGTTAACACAGCAAATTTATTTAAAATTGCAACTTGTATTAGAAGCAGCGATAGGGGGGTTTGATGAGGGGAAGGGTGATAGGATTTATTCTGTGTTTAGGGTCAGCTTTGATAATAGCTCTTTTAGGTTATCATTATCAAATAGCTCCTGAATTAATCGCTTGTATAACAATGCCTCTTAGTGCTATTTCAGCAATATTTTTAGTCAGTGCTTTTTTAGTATAAACACATTGCAAATGATAAATAATTAATTTAATTTAAATCGTGGTGTAAAGTATCCTTGGTTGCTCTCGGAATTGCTGCGTAACCCCAGCCGCCATGTCTTCAATCGGGTTACAAAAAAGAAGGGTTACATGAATCAAGGTTGGATAAAACTACACAGAAAACTCTTAGACCACCCCAAATCTAATGATTCAGATTTTATGAATCTATGGATTACCTTCCTACTTTTAGCAACACATACGCCTTATCGGTCCAATTTTGGAGGTAAGATAATAACCTTAAAACCAGGTGAATTTATCACGTCTAGAGGGTCACTTTCTAAACAAACCGGAATTCAAGAGTCAAAGGTTGAGCGTATCATAAAGTGTTTGAAAACCGAACAACAGATTGAACAACAGAAATCTAACCGTAGCCGTTTGATATCAGTGGTTAACTGGGGGTCCTATCAAGAAAATGAACAACCAAATGAACAACCAGTGAACAACCAACGAACAACAGATGAACAACCAGTGAACACAAACAAGAATATAAAGAAAGAGAAGAAGGTTAAGAATGAAATAATTAATAGTGATTTTGAAAGTTTTCGTTCTGTTTTTCCAGGAGTTAAAAACGGATATGAAACAGAATGGAAAAACTTTAAGAAAAAATACAAATCTGAATTCAAAGAAATTCTTCCAAAATTACTTCCAGCCCTCAATAAAGAAATCGAACATAAACAGTTTTTAGCAGAAATTGACGCATTTTGTCCGAGCTGGAAAGGTCTTTCTACTTGGTTAAATAAACGCTGTTGGGAACAAGAATTACCAAAAGTTGAAAAACCTAAATCTCAAATACAACACCTTCAAGACGATTTCATGCAAGAACTAGCCAACCAACAAAAGGAAACAAATGGAACTGAACAGAGGAATAGCAACCGTAATTTACGAACAATTGGTTA